TCCTCAACTGAATAACTTTTAACTTCCGCAATGGTATTTGCACCGATTTTAACAATGCCTTCTGAACCTTTGTGAACTGCCATTTTAAATCACCTTTTATTTTGGAACCGATTGGTTCCCTTCTTCGTTTAAATAAATAATAGTCAAATTCATGGTCGCTCTTGCAACTGGAACTTCACCATCACCGTCAAAATCAACGTCAACAGTTGAAACAATAACGTCTTTTGCATTACCCGCTATTGTAACATCATTATAAATTTCACTTTCTATTTCATCACAAATTTTGTCAATTGTGTTATCTGTGTTTTGATTTGCCGCAACATAGATTTCAACGGTTAAATTCAAGTTTCTTTCAATTGTTCTTGGGCTAGTCATCGAAATATATTCTGATGATTCATCCTTTGTATAAATACATAATGCCGGAAGTGCCACTTGCGGGAGCGCATAAACGCGACTTGTAAAAACATTACTTCCCGTTGTGGTCAATCCTGTCAACCTGGTTACTATTGCCTGGCGTATTGTCTGGCGTAAGTGCATTATTCTTTTTCCAACTGAATTTCAGTCATACCAGTGCCGTCCGGCATGACTACGCGTATATAATAAGTAATCCCTTCTATTACCAGGGAATCACCATTAATCGCGTCTGATACGTCACTGGTTCGACAATGGAACCGTGGTTTTTGTAAAGCAAAAGGAACCGAACCACCAAGTTCAACTTCCTCAAACTCATTGTCTAAAATGCCTTTTATTGTCACCGTGTTTCCGGCGTGCGTATAGGCTGCATCAACACCAAAGTCATTAAGCATTATTAGCCTATCATTTGCGGATTCAACTGGCATTTCAGATCCTTATTTTTTACGTGTTTTACGTGGTTTTGTAACGCGTGTTTCTTTCTTTGGTTCTTCTTCAACCACATCTTCAACAACTTCTTCAACTAATACTTTAGTCGGTGTATTGTCTGGTTCAATTCGACCAATAGCCAATAAATGCTTGGCTGTTTCTTCTTGAAATTCTGCCGCTGTACCTGGGTTATAAGTAACACCATTTGCGCGGAATCTTTTTAATACTAAATACTTCATGTTCTTCCCCTTGCTAAATTGAGCCGGTGAATTTACACCGGCCCACAACTTAGAGTTTAACACTCAATTACGCGCCGTCGTTACCGAAAGCAAACGATTGAGCGTGACGAACTGCAACATCCATCATTTGACGCGCTGTGATACGAATCAAGCCGCTTGGAGCGTTTGAATACGGGTCAACAATCAATTCAAGTCCGCCAAATAGGCCAACTAATACGTCGCTAAAGTTACCGAAATAAAGGTTTCCGGCTGTCGCTTGGTTTGTATCAATTGCATTATAACCATTGATTGTTTTACCAGGTTCAACAACAAATTGTGCTGTGCCTGATGCTTTTTCAGTAGTTTTTAATGCACCGTACATTGAAGAAGGCAAGATATAAGCAAGGTTGCCCATTAATGCGTTATCTTCTGCAACGGCTGTTTCTAATGATACAACTTCAGCGAATGTTGGGTTTGCTGCTGCGAAGTTGGCAACTTGGTTAACGCCTACGGTATTCAAAATACCAGTAGGTTGACCGTTTGATCCTGTGCCTTCTAACGCTGCTAAATCCATAGCAATTGCAATTGATTGCGCTAAATCTTCACGGATAAGGTTTTCAATATCAAGTGATGATTGTGCTAAAAGTTGCGTTGTAACGTCGGTAAATGCACCAACTGTTTTTGGTGAAAGTGTAATTGCTGAAGCGGTCATTTCTGATTCGCTAACTGCTGAACCTTCGCCAACCCATGATGCTGAAGCGGCTGTTGCTTTCTTAGGAATCTTAACATCACCTGTTAAGCCTGAAAGTACAGTTGCGCCGGCTGCCATAACTGAAGATTTGTTGCGTAATACGTCAACGAAATCACCGCCACGGAAGTCATCTGCAAATAATGCTGATTCATCGCTTGAGTTTAAATCACGCTTGTAAGAATTCAAAACGTCTGCCGGTACGATAATACCTTGAGTGTTGCGGCCAGTAGCACGTGAACACTCAAATTCAAACGCTGCATCTTCTTGTGCGCGACGGTCATGTGGATTCGCTAATGCGCGAACTGCTTTAACAATCGAGAATTGACGAACTTCTTTTTCGCTCATACCGATGTTTTGCGGCTCTACTGCGCCTTTTGAACCAACTGTGTCAAGTAACTCACTGCGGAAATCTTCAATTGAACGACCTTGTGCAACGGCTGTTTGTGCCATTTCAACTTGGTTATGGCGTGCGCCTAGTTCAAAAATTTTCGCTGCGTCTTGTTGTGCAGATTTTTTGGCCTCTGCTTCAATAGCCTTAATGTCTAAATCTGACATAGTATTTTCCTTTTCTTTAGGATTTAAATTAACATTATTGCGAATTGAATCAGAAGAATCACTTTGAACATCTGTCACAACATCATCGCAACGGCCTTCAACAACTGTCACATCGTCAATGGCGCGATTAACTCCAACATCACTATCCGCGGGTATACTAACAATACTTACTTCATGGATTTTGTAATCAATCACGCGGTATTTACCGCCTTCTTCTTTCTTCATTTTATTGACTGTATATCCGATGCTTACATTGCTACGGATGCCGTCAACAACATCAAGAAAAACTTCATTTGCAAGTGTACCTCGGCCGAATCTTACAACGGCGCGCAATTTACGTTCTTGTTCATCAAGTTTCACTGATTCGATTTTACCAATTTGTTTTTCCATATCATGGTCCAACAATAAAGGTGCATTACCACTTGCCAAAAATTCCAAATCAATTGAATCCTTAGTGTGGTCTAAAATTTCCGTTCCAAAGTTTCGTTCAACTGGCTTTTCTGAACTTACTGACAATTCAACGGTTCGCGTTTCTTCGTCTAGTACATTTCGGCCCATGGTAATTGAACGGTGCTGAACTTCTTCAATAAATCTTGATTGTTCAACATTATCTTTTAAATCTTTTTCGACGTCAATTTGACGTTCATCATATGACATTGTTTTTTCCTCCAACGCCGGTTCAAATTTTAGGGGTTCATATCCCTTATCATCCAACCATTCTAATGCATCATCTACTGACCAACTGTTTTTGTCAAATCTAATGCTTTGAATTTCACTTGTGCCTTCGTTTAATCCAAGTATAACATGAATCCTTTTTCTAAGTTCATCGTTCATGCGTCTAAAGCCTTCATACTTTTCTGGCTCTCGTATCCTTGCTGCATGTTCATTTGGGTATGGTCTTTCCTGGTAACTTCTGTCCATCTGTTCAACTAAACGTTCGGACCATTTAAAACCCGCATCACCGCCCCATAATAACCAGGCAATTGTGAATGCATTTTCGCCGCCGTCGTTTTCCTTTTCGCCGTAATGCTCTGCATAGTTGCTTTGGTGCCTTGAGAAATACGAAAACATTCGTTTAATTGTGCGGTCCGATAAATCCTTGGCGTTCATAATGTCACGCGCACGCGCTACACCAACCGCCGTTCCGCCTCTGCCATACTTGCGGCGTAGTTCCAAACCACGTTCCGCATTGGCTTGCATTTCTTTATTCGGTACCGTCATCTTCTTCACCTACCACTGGCATGAATTGCGCGTTGTATGGTTCTAGTTGGTAATCAACACCAAATTGTTTCATTAGGTCTTTATCACGTCGAATCTGTGCAAGTAATTCTTCCACATCTTTTCCGTATTGGGCCGCTACATCTTGCAACGATAATATACCCGCACGCATACCGTTAACGGCTGCGGTCATTTCTTTCTGCGGGTCAACCCAACTCCATGCACGTCCGCGGAACTCTGCCGAATCTGCAAACTTATCATATGCCGCCAATGGTATTCCAAACGATTCAACTTCCATTGCTGATTCCAACCATGCTTCATATATTGGGCGCACGAAATGCGAAATCATAATTCCCTGAATATTTCGGTAATAATCACGTTCTTCCAATGCGCCTTGGCGAATTGATGAATAACTGGTTGCTTCAAGGTCATTTGAAATTGATGTATAACTAACACCCAACCCCGACGCAATACCTTTTAATACTGATTTATGAAATGAATCAAATTCGTTTGATGGAAATTGTGGGTCGAACATCTGAAGATTAACGCCTTCAGGTAAACTTGCAAATGTTCCTGGCTCTGCCTCCATAATTGGAACCTGGCCTTCGTAATCATC